GAAAGCAAACGAATTTATTGCAGATGGAAAATCGCCGGAAGATTTCCAGCGCGAATTGCTCGGCCAGTTCGCTGCACAGCGTGCTAACAAGCCGCTCGATGAGCAGCAAGCCGGCGCCAACATCGGCATGAACCAAAAAGAGGTTCGCCAGTATTCGATTTTCCGCGCTATCCGTGCGCTCGATCCGCAAGCGAGCAAAGCCGATATCGACGCAGCCAAGTTCGAGCTCGAGTGCAGCCGCGCAGCAGCTGACGCTTACGGCAAGCAGCCGAAAGGCATCATCATCCCGAACGACGTTTTGGCTGATCGCGCATTCGGCACCGGCGGTGGCGGCACCAGCGGCAACGGCTCTGCCGTGATCGCAACCAACCTGCTTGCTGGCTCGTTTATCGACCTGCTCCGTAAAAAAGCATGGGTAATGAAGCGCGCCCGCAGCATGGCTGGCTTGGTCGGCAACGTCGACATTCCGCGCCAGTCGTCCGCGACGCAGGCCTACTGGGTCGGTGAAGGCGGAGCGCCTACTGCTGGCACCCCCGGCCTGGAACAGATTTCGTTCACGCCGAAAACTGTCGGTGCGTATACCGACATCACTCGCCGCCTGTTGAAGCAGTCGACACCGGATGCCGAAGCAATCGTCCGTGACGACATCCTCAAGGTGTTGGCGCTCGAAATTGACCGCGTCGCCATCTACGGCACAGGCAGCGAGTACCAGCCGAAAGGCGTCAAGAATTACACCGGCATCAATGGCGTTGACTTCGCTACCGCTGGTCAGCCGACTTACCTCGAGCTGATCGACATGGAAACTCAGATTGCGCTCGACAACGCAGATGTCGACAATATGTCGTATGCGTTCAACGCAGCGATCCGTGGCAAGCTGAAAGGAACGCTGAAATTCCCGGCGGTGAACGGCTCTGCAACCGTATGGGAGCAAGGCAACACCGTCAACGGCTACAACACCGACGTGTCGAATCAGCTAGCGACCGGCGACGTGTTCTTCGGCAACTGGCTCGACCTGGTTATCGCGATGTGGGGCGGCCTCGAATTGACCGTTGACCCGTATGCGCTGTCGACCAGCGGCGGCCTGCGACTGATCGCGCTGCAGGATATCGATATCAACCTGCGCCACCTTGAGTCGTTCTGCTACGGCAGCGACACCGTAGCTTAATAGAGCGACGGATCAACGAAAGGGCCTGCGGTCATGTCGCCGGCCCCTTAGATAAGCGGATCAGGCTATGAAAACTATTGCGATTAAAATCACGTCTGCGGTCGTTATTGACGGCGTGATTGCCAGGGTTGGCGATATCGTCACAGTCAGCGAAACCGTTGCGCGCGACATTCTCGGCCGCGAAAAGGCCGTGCTGGCTACTGCCGATGATGAGCCGCAGAGCGTAGCTGCTGACGATGAGCAGCCAGACGAGAGCGCCGGACAAGCCGACACAGGCAAGAGCCGCAAGCGCAAGTAACCGATTTTTTTAGAGGGCACTATTATGTCAAAGCAATCTATCGTCAGCCTGGCCGCAGCAGCGCGCATCGGCTCGACCACTACCAGCTCGGCGGTTGATATTTCCGACTTCACCGGTTTGGCAACGCTCGTTATGAACTCGTCCGCTACCGAAGGCGCCGGCATGACTTCCGATGTGAAGATCACGCATTGCGACACCAGCGGCGGATCGTATACGGATGCCGGTATTGCGTTCACGCAAGTGACTAATGCGGCTGCATCGTTCCAGACGCAGGTTTTCAGCGTTGACGGCCTGAAGAAATACATCAAGGTCGTGACCACTCTTGCCGGCTCGAGCCCGTTCGTAACCCGTAGCGTTGAGTTGGTCGGCAATCTGGCGCTGTAATGCCAGCGCCAGATTGGGAGGATTTAGGCGACTTCTTTGACCTTGTCGATTTCGGGGTTAAAGCGGTCGTCCGCTTCCAAGCTGGCGGCGAGCGTGAAATAGTCGGCATATTCGACGACCCATCTATAACCGCGTCGCTCGGCGTTTACGTCAGTGACACGACAGACCCGCATTTTCTTTGCAAAGAAACAGACGCGAAAGGCATTCGTCGCGGCGATTTCTTCGTATTGAATGACGTGGTGCACGACATACTGCGCGACCCAAAGCTAGACGGCACTGGCGTTGCCATGCTGATACTAGCCGCACAAGGCAGGCCGTGAGTGTTATCGATCTTGATATTGATGCCGAGCAGCTACGCATTGCCGTTGCTGACGTTTCGGCGACACAGCAGCAGGCCGAAAAAGCACTGCTGAGCACGCTCGCTAAAATGGCGACGTGGCTGCAAGCCAAATCAATCAAAGCGCTATCTGCCGAGCTCGGCATCCAACAGAAAGTGATTCGCCGGCGGCTGAAAAAATTCGGCCTTCGCAAGCGTAACGGCGGCGCCGAAATAACGGTATTCTATGGCCTAAATCCTATCGCACTGATTTATCTCAGCCCGAAGAAGCGGGCGGGTGGAATCGGCGCGAGTGGCGGCCGGTACGTCAAAGGCGGATTCATCGCCAAAGGCCAGGTGTTTAAACGCAGAGGGGCGGCAAGGCTGCCCATCGAGAAACAGGTCGCCGAAATCAAAGATCAAGCCGACGTGTATATCGAGGATCATCTGCTCGGCACTGCTGAATTCGAGGCTAAATTTTTTCAACTGTTCGAGCATGAAATAAAATGGCGAACGCAAACACAGTAATTACGCTTGACGGCGTGCACGCGGCAATAATGGACGCGATCCGCGACCAGTTCCGCGCGTTTAATCTGGTCGAGGCATACCTGTCTGATCGCCGGCCGCCTGTCGTGCCCGCATGCCTTATCGAGCTGGTTGATTTTGAAACGACCGCCGATGCAATGGACCCCGGCACCGAACAGCTGGCGGTGACGGCTCGTTTCGCGGCGCGCTTGCTGATCAGTTTTCGCGAGGTGCCAAATTCACGCATGGAAATCCGCAAGCTGGCGGCCGCGTTCTGCGCCTGGCTACGGCTGCGCCGTTTCGGTCAGCCGATCGGACCCGCACAGGTGCTTGGCGCCTATCCAGACGATTTCGAGCAGGAGCTCGACCAGTACGAATGCTGGCGTGTCGAATGGACGAATGTTCTGCACCTTGGCAACACGATCTGGACCGACGACGGCATTATGCTCGAGCCTGTTTACAGCTGGGCGCCGGATATCGGTATCGGTCACGAAGATGACTATAAGCCGCTCGACGAGCTGACTGGGCACGATCTGTTATGAGCCATTGGCAGCTGGCAGAACTCGAGCGCGTCGTCGCCAACCTGGTGCGCATCGGCGTCGTGACCGAACTCGATCAGGCAAACGCGCGCGTCAAGGTCAGCGTGTCAGGACTGACGACAGACTGGCTGCCATGGACCACAAGCCGCGCGGGCGCAACTCGCACCTGGTCGGCACCGCGCGCGGGCGAACAGGTGCTCGTCATGGCCCCGCATGGCGATCTGGCGCAGGCGGTTGTCATACCGTCGATTTATCAGGACGCGCACGCGGCGCCGGCGACCAGCCAGGATCAAGAGCACGTCGTTTTCCCAGATGGCAGCACGGTCGACTACAACAGCGCCACCAACACGCTGACCGTAACCGTTTCCGGCTCCGGGAACGTTGTCATTAACTGCAAGCACGCGACCGTGAATGCAGACAACGACGCGACCGTGAACACGCAGACCGCGACGGTAAATGCGAGCACAAAGGTGCAGCTGACGACGCCGCTCGTCGACTGCTCGCAAAACGTGACAGTTCACGGCTTGCTGACCGTCGCTGGCGGCATGGCCATATCGGGCGGCTCCGGCACCACGGCAGCGATAACCGGGAACGTTACAGTCAACGGCAACGTCTCGAACACCGGCACGCTGCAAAATAACGGCGTCAATGTCGGCAGCACGCACGTTCATTCTGGCGTACAAACTGGCGGCGGCAACACAGCGGTCCCGCACTAGCCGGAAAACCCGCAAGAGGATGGCGCATAGGGTGCCGCCGAAAATGGCGGCATGATTGGGACAAGTGCAACCACAGGAAAAGCGCTCGGCGGCCTCGACCATTTGCGGCAGTCGATCGGCGATATTCTCAGCACCCCCATAGGCACGCGTGTGATGCGCCGCGATTACGGCAGCCGGCTTTACCAGCTTGTCGACGCACCGCTCAATCGCAACACGCTGTTGGATTTGTACGCAGCGACAGCCGAAGCGCTCGAAAAATGGGAGCCGCGCATAAGCGTTACGTCGGTGCAGGTTGTTGCATCTGACCTTGGCAGCGTCGAGCTCGAGCTCACCGGAACCTATTTGCCAGACGGCAAGGCGATAACAATCGACGGCATTAAGGTGTAGTAATGGCTGGCAATTTCAACGCAATAGACTTGTCAGCGATCCCGGCACCGACCATCGTCGAGCAGCTGGATTTCGAGGCGATTCTCGCCGCCATGCTG